GGTTGGGCGCTAAACCCTGATAACTGGCGAGATGAATGGCTGACCTACGACTATGTGGGTGGGCTGACACACGCAGCCTTAACGTCCTATGGCCTCTACAAGACCATGTACACCTGGTGGGGTGAGTCAGATATCAGAACAGTACAGAACGGCGGCTTTAGCCTGCGTAGTAAGGCCATGCTAGAAGCGCCTTCTAAGTACGGCATCATGCGTAATCAACAAGCCGAACCTATGTTGATGAATGAGGATGTTCAGGTCTGCTGCTTTATGCGGCCTGCGTTGGAGAATGTGGGTATTCAGTTCTGCCCTGATGAACTCTCTAAATACTTTTCTTTTGAACATTTGGGCCCACCTCATGAGGGCATGGACTTGACCAAGGTATTTGGTCATCACGCCAGGTTCAGGCAGTTGATTGATGATGACAAAGTATTGTGGAAGCTAACCAAGGAGCAGATGGAAGGAATCCAAGGCGAGGAAGCGGTTTACGATTTATTTTCTGATTACTATAAATATGAAATGCTAATGGCATGAAATTTAATCTCGCTCAGTTTTACAAGTTTTGCTCACAGTTAAAGATTGAAACCAAAGAGCAGGGCTTAAAGAAGATGGATGTGCTGTTAGGCACACAAACGTATGTGATGGATGAGATCACAAGAGGATTGGCTGAAGACATCCACTTCTTTGTGATCCTAAAAGGGCGGCAGCTTGGTATTACTACTATCTCTTTGGCTTTAGACCTTTACTGGCACTTTATACACAATGGACTCCAAGGCACACTCACCACAGACACAGAAGAAAACCGAGATATGTTCCGGTCAACCCTTGCCATGTACATGGAAGGTCTACCCAAGGAATACCGGATACCGCTTCTTGCCCACAACCGGAATCAGCTTCAACTCAAGAATCGCAGCCGTCTCTTTTATCAAGTCGCGGGGCTTAGAGCAAAAGGCTCACTTGGTCGCGGTAAGGCCATTACATTTCTACACGGAACTGAAACTTCGTCCTGGGGTGATGAAGAAGGGCTAGCATCACTGCTGGCTTCTTTGGCTGAAACCAACCCGAATCGTTTGTACATCTTCGAGTCCACTGCGCGTGGCTTTAATATGTTCCACGATATGTACGTCACCGCGAAACGCGCAAGAACACAAAGAGCAATCTTCTGTGGCTGGTGGCGTAACCAGTTCTATTCTGTTGATGCTGATTCACAGATTTACAAAGTCTACTGGGATGGCAAGCTAACACCAGAAGAAAAAGAATGGACACGCGACATTAAGAAACTCTACGACGTAGAGATCAACAGTCGGCAAATGGCCTGGTGGCGTTGGAAGCTGCATGAGGGCATCAAAGATGATGCGCTGATGTATCAGGAATTCCCGCCCACAGAAGACTATGCGTTCATCATGACGGGAACTTCGTTCTTCTCGAACGCTCGTTGTACGGACATGATGAAGATCGCCAAGAAGATTGGTTGCGACTACTACCGCTACAGCATGGGCGCGAACTTTATAGACACAGAAGTGGTGAAGTCTACGGAACGCTTGGCAACTTTAAAGGTATGGGAGGAACCCGTTGATACGGCTTATTACGTTATTGGGGCAGACCCTGCTTATGGCAGTTCTGATTGGGCTGATCGCTTTTGCATACAAGTCTACCGTTGCTACGCTGACGGTATGGAGCAAGTTGCAGAGTTTGCGACACCGGAGATGAACACCTATCAGTTCGCGTGGGTGATTGCCCACCTTGCTGGCGCTTACAAGAACTCGACATTGAACTTGGAAGTCAACGGCCCTGGTCAGGCAGTCATCAACGAACTAAGAAACTTAAAGCGGCAGGCAGCTATGCTGACAGGCCAACAAGGGTATGACTTGATGAACGTGCTTGGTAGCATGAGCAACTATATCTGGCGGCGTAACGATACCTTAGGCGGGATCAGTAACAGTATCGGCTGGATTACGACATCACAGACTAAAGAGCGAATGCTGTCGTACATGAAGGATTACTTTGAGCGCAACATGATGGCGATCTATTCGACCGAGTTGATTGATGAGATGAAGACCATTGTGCGTGAAGGCTCTAGCATTCAAGCAACCGGTAGGAATAAGGATGATCGTGTAATGGCCTCTGCTTTGGCTTGCGCGGCATTTGCCGAACAGGTGCAGCCGAAGCTAATCAACATGAAAGTCACCCGTGAGATGAGTAGAAAGACTGATGACATGACGCCAGAGCAGGTGGCGGTCGGCAGGAACGTATCTGATTATTTGAAAAGGATTGGTATTTATGGAGGCAGTGCGTGAACGACGTTATTCCTAAAAAGGAATTATTAAAAATTATCAAAGCATTCGTGGCTGATGAAAGGCGCGGTATCCCGCTAGAGTTGTTTTCTGAACTCTGTGGTGTTGATCGCAAAACGCTCTACAACGTCTTCATTGTTGAGAAGTACCCAATGACAGAGTTAGTCCAGCGCAGGGTGTCTAAGGGCTATGAATCCTGGCGCGATGGCGAGATTGCTGTGATGGAACGCTACGGCAAGAAGTGGTTTGAGTTTCGCAAGACACCCAAGGTAAGAATGGTTAGAGGCTATGGACTTACGGTTAAAGATGGCGAGATCAAACTGGATATTGGTATTAAGAATCGTCTTGATTATGCTGGTTATTCACTTGATGATAAATTGAAGGGGATATGATTATGGGAATATTGCGTGATTATCATTGTCAGACACACGGCTACTTTGAGTCGTTTGACGCCAAGTGTCCGATGAAAAGCTGCAATGAAGAAGTGTCTATCGTGCATCTTCAGCCGGTAGGTTTAAAGTCTGACAAGACTAAGCACAATGACAAGACGTTGAGTCAGTTGGCAATTGACTTTGACATGAGCGATATTAAGTCAGTGCGTGAGGGCGAAAGTCAGTCTGGTTATTTAACGCGCAACAACAAGACGCCGCCAGAAGCGCCAAGAGAGCAGCGCCCTGGTGACGCTGTGATGTGGGGGAATACGTCCGGTACTCGCTGGAATCTAGACAGCTTGGTGAAAGGCAATGGTTATCGTTCTATTAACGGCGAACCTGTTGGCGTGAACCCTAAAGACCTAGGTAACTTGACAGCACCCAAGGCTGCGAGTTATATAGCCGATCATGATAACCTGCAAATAAATCCAAATGCGGATACCTAGCAACCCACTACAGCGTGAGGAGTTCTATCTGGACTTGATCCAGAAGTGCTTTGTGTCACGGGAGGAGCGCAAGGCTGATTACTCCGCACTTCGATCCTACTATTTGTTTGGTTCAGCGCCGGAAGAATCACCGGCGCTTTTTAACAAGATTTTCCCGCATATCGACCAGTTGACCTCGTTCCTGTATTCCGCAGAAACGACACGGTTTACCATCAACATCGGCGCTGAAGTTAGTCCTCAAGAGCATCGGAAGATTCCGATGTTGACTAACAAGCTGAACGACGAATGGCTAAACAGCAACTGTGATCAGGTCTTCTCTACCGCCCTGACCTGGGCGCTGTGTTTTGGCACAACCTACGTCAAGCTAATCGTCAACAATGGCATTCACCCGTACATGGTGGAACCGGCAGGTATTGGCGTACTGCGTGAGGATGTTCCGTACACTGACCGCCAAGAAGCGATAGCGCAAACCTATTACATCACCAAATCGGAACTGTACGCCCGTCTGTACTCTCATCCCAAGCGTGATGAGATTGTGAAGCGCGTAACGTCTTCCTACCAGCCACAGCAACTAGACATCCCTGATGGCATTGACCGCATCATCATGTCACAGACCAACCCAACGATGACCGGTACGGTCAACTTGGACTTGTCTGGCATGAACCGCTACAAGGCGCGGGTGTCAGAAGATACGGTAGAAATGACCGAGTTGTGGGTGTGGAACGATGAAACGATGGACTATCAGGTGGTTACTATCGCCGATCCAGACGTCATCGTTTACGACCGACCAGGTGAGCAGGTATTTTTGAAGGGTGAATTGCCATTCATTCAACTTTGCCCTAACCCAATGTACGATTACTACTGGGGGCAGAGCGAAGTACAGCGTTTGGTGTTCTTGCAGTCGTTGCGGAACAAGCGAATGACGGAGATTCTGGACTTGCTGTCTAAGCAAGTTGCGCCACCTACAGCGCTGATTGGCTTTACCGGCATCTTGGATGAGAAGAACTTTGCGCTGAATCGGGCAGGTGGCTTGCTGGCAACCGATATGCCTAACGCCAAAGTCGAGAAGATGGCTCCGCAAATGCCAGGTGACTTGTTCGAGGTGATCCGTGAAGTGGATGCGATGTTCGCGGAAGCGTCAGGTATTACAAGTGTACTCTCAGGACGTGGAGAAACCGGCGTCAGAAGCCAAGGTCACGCCTCCCAACTCGCCCGACTCGGCTCCTCCAGAGCGAAAAAACGTGCGCTCGTCATTGAAGATAGTCTCGAAAAAGTATCCACGCTGTTCTTAAAGCTGATTCAAGCTTATGATGACACTAGGCTGGTTGATACTGAGGGTGTGCCGTTTATCGCAGAGCAATTCACCAACAACTATGTGGTAAAGGTGGACGCCCACTCAAATAGCCCGATCTTTACTGAAGACCTGCGACAGCTTGCCTTCAATATGTTTAAGGCTGGCGCTATCGATAAGGAATCTCTGATAGATTTGCTTGAACCTCCGATGAAGCAGTTGCTGAAGGAAAAGTTAAAGGTAATGGAAGCAAAGCAGGCGCAGCAACCGCAGCCGCCGCAGCAAAGTAAACCTGACTTGAAAGCAGTGGGGGAATAATGGCTCAAGACACTATTGCACCAAAAGCAGATCAGCCAAGGACAGGAACATCAGCGCCTATGAATGATTCGCCTCGCCAGCCTAGTTTGCAATATCGGGTGCAAGGATTCAGAAGTTTAGACCGTATGCCATCTACACGAACTTACGGTCGATCAGTAAGGGGATAAGTCTAGCTAGGAGATGAAGATGTACAAGAAAATGATGCGCGGTCGCAAAACTCGTCGTTAATCACCCCTAAAGGGTAAAGGATGTGGCTGCCTGTCCATAAACTAGGTGGCCGCTGCTTAATGGAGGCTGTTATGGCACGCAAAGGTCGCAAGGGCTGCAAGTAATCCTTTTGGATTTCTCCCAAGGGGGCGGGGAAATGAAATATACGCCCCTGCTTGACAAAAGCTATTAAAAAGCTTAATTCTATCGGCAAAATTTATTGGGGTATTTATGAGCGTACCACCGGATCGACTAATGCAGATGATGCGTAACCAGCGAGGGCCGCAGCAACCTTCGCCTATGGACTCGGAAGCGTCTGCAACGGATATGACGCCGCCAATGTCTGCCCCAATGTCTACGCCAGAACCAAAAATGGGCAATCGTGAAGGCGCAATGGTCAATTTAGGTTTGGCGATGGACTTAATTCAACAAGCGCTGCCTGCTTTGGGTAGCAGTTCGCCTGAAGGCGTAAAAGTCTTGTCTGCGCTACGCACTTTGACTGGCGTTATCAGCAACAAGAGAGAATCCATTGACGAATTGAAGCAATCTGAGATTCTTCAGATGCTACAGGCACTTCCACAGGCGGGCGGCGCAACGCCGGAAGGTAAGGCTTTGGCAGCAGCGCCAGCAATACCTGGTATGCAGATGCCAGGCGGAACCCCTCAAACAATGTAAGGAGAAATCATGGATTTATTTAAGCCACGCGGCGCTTCCGCACCTCGCCGCCCTACCGACAACAACCAGCAGAATGGTCAAATCGTTAATACTCCCCGTTTTTCGGAGTTTGGCGGTCTGAAAAATCCTGGTGCAACAGGCAGCAAGAACAAGATGCAAGTTCAGAAGCCTGGTGACGGTAAGCGGGTTGTTTAATTTATTAAGGGGATAATCATGTCATTAGAAGACCTAACACCAGAAGCCCGTGACGAACTGGCTTTGCTTGCAAAACAACTGTCCGAGAATCCTGAAACGCGCAAAGACTTTCTGCGTCAAGTGAAGAAGGTCAAGCCGGAGATGCCGATTCCCGAACTGGAAATTGAAGACTACACGCGTCATGCTGTCGAAAGGGCAAATGACCGTGTTGCTCAATTGGAAGCAAGGCTTCGTGAAAAGGATGCGATGGATGAACTCAACAAGCGTCGCAGCAAGTTGAAGTCAAAAGGTCTGATTGACAATGATGATGACATTCAGGAAGTGGAGAAGGTCATGCTAGAAAAAGGCATTACTAACCACGAAGCAGCAGCGGAATACTGGCGCTGGATGCAGCAGTCTGCCGCACCTACGCCAACCGGTTATAACCCGTCAGCTATCAACAAGTTCGACCTGTCGAAATACTGGAAGAACCCTGTTGCTGGCGCACGGGATGAAGCAGCAAAAGCACTCAATGAGTTGCGGAAAAACCCGCGACCCATTGGCCTGTAAACAAGGGGATTTTTGACTCGGAGATAAACTATGCCTATTGGTGGCGGTATTCTTCCGGCAACGGGTAGTACGCAATTTACGGAACTAACTTACGTTACCCGTAGGGCGTTTATCCCGAAGCTGGTCGTACAACTCTATAACTCGACACCGCTGATGGCGGCTCTGATTGCTAACTCGCAACAGGCTTCCGGCGGTGTTTCCTCTGTAACTGTTCCTGTCCAGGGTTCACAGTTCGTAAACGCTCAGTGGTCAGACTACAGCGGCTCGTTCGCTCAACCGTCTGTTCA